CCGGTAGACAAATCACTCACAGCGCTCGGCGCAACACTGCCCGCCGCGATCCGAGCATCGGCACGTTCAGCGTCGAGACGAGCATCGTCGGCGCCCACCCGGATGCGATCTTTTACGACGATCCCATTTCCTACGAACGCTTGGATACAGACGTCAATTGGCTGGATAGCGTCAACTCACAAGTCACCAGTCTGGTACCCGTCCTTCAATCGGACGGGTTGTTGGTATGGGTGGGAACCCGCTACGGAGATCGCGATCACTTCGGGGTCGCTTTCGACCACCTGGGCGCAAAGTCCGTCGCTGGTATGGAGACCGACAGCATTACCGCCGTCGACAACGGCGTCGTTGATGTCTACTTCCTCTCCGGTCGCGACAAAGACGGTAAGCCCACGACCCGCATCTGGTCGGAAGAGAAGATGCTCAAGTTCGAGAAACAAGACTCGCTGAGATACGCCAGCCAGATCCTGAACGATCCGACCCTGAGTGAAGAAAATCCCATCACGCTCGACCAGCTGAAGCAGTGCCTCATCAACAAAGACGATGTGCCGTGGGGCAGCCTGACATTCGCAATCCTGACCGATACTGCCTTTTGGGATGGCAAGTCGAAGTCGGCCAAGGACGAATCCGTCATCGAGGTATGGGGCTACCCCAGAAATCAATCGGGTGATGTTTACTTCGTCGAAGGCCACGGCAGTGCCAGCTGGCGAGCGGAAGACTTCGGCAACAAGCTCGTGAGCATCGTTCAGCGCTATCGTAGCCAGGGGCGCCGCATCATGGCGATCACGGACGAGCAGACGATGGCCGGCAAGAAGGGCGCTTGGCGAATCGCGCTTCAGAACTATTTCCACGACAAGAATATGGCGATGCCGACGTTCCATGAGTTTAGCCGCGGGGGCAGAGGCTCGAAGGATGAGAAGATGCGCCGAATTGGTGCGGCCGCGAGCTTCTGGGTCGATGGCCACGTCAAAGTCGTTGAGGGGGCACCCGGTTACATGCAGCTGCTGGATCAGATGAAAAAGATTGGCCAGATGAAGGTAAATCCCCGCTTGAACAATGATTGGGTCGATGCTATGAGTGATGCGTTCCAGCCCGAGCTTTACCAGCCACAACGGCGAGCCGACTGGACCGGTCGAACGAAGCCCCCGTGGGAGCGGGACGCGCAGCTCATGCAGGTCGAAGGACTTGACCTCGACGATTTTGAAAGCCAGGAATGGCGAAGCGAGAATCCGCGTCCGCCCATCCGCTGACGCCCACCTATACTGAGCGGACGACTTGCCGCGCCTGCGGCGAATCTAAGTTCTCGCTAGTCTTAGATCTCGGGGACATTTATCTAATCAACTTCGTCCGCGCGAAGGATCCTCTCCTTCCGCGTGCCCCGTTGCAGCTCGTTTATTGCGGCCACTGCGGCCTGCTCCAATTAAAGCATCAAGTCGACCCCGACCTGATGTGGCGTGATTACTTCTACCGCTCCAGCATCAACCAGACGATGCGCGACGCGCTTGCGAGCGTCGTCATGGACGGGTGCCTCTACGCCAAGGAAGGCACCTGGCTCGACATCGGCGCCAATGACGGCTATCTCCTAAGCCGTGTGCCCGAGCGGTTCACCAAGGTGGCTTGTGAGCCAGCGCTCAACATGCATCCGCTGCTGGAAGAGCACGCCGATAAGATCGTGGCGGATTATTTCTCAGCCGAGGCCGTGAGCGGCCACGTCGACCACTTCGACTGCATCACCAGCTGCGCGATGTTCTACGACGTCAACAATCCCGACGACTTCGTCCGCGACATCGCCAGCGTCTTGAGTCCGAACGGCGTGTGGATCAACCAGCTATCGGATGCACCGACGATGCTGCGGCACAACGCCTTCGACGCCATCTGCCACGAGCATGCTTGCTATTACGACGTCGCGACGCTGCGCAAGATCTACGAGCGCCACGGTCTCCACATCATCGGGCTCAGCCACAATAGCGTGAACGGTGGTAGCGTTCGCGTGACCGCGATGAAGTTGAAGCACAAGCCGTTCGCTAACCCAACGCTGGGTGTGCCAATTGTGACGAGCGTAGACGCGAACCTATTCGCTGAGCGGATTCGCCGTTGGCGCATCCTGATGACTGAACTCATCGGCAGCCGCCCAGAACCACTGTGGGTCTTGGGCGCCAGCACCAAGGGCGCGGTGATGCTCCAGTACCTGGACTTGAACCACCGGTTCGTGGCGATTGGTGACCGTAACATCGCAAAGTACGGCACATTCCAGACGGGCACTTGGCTACCGGTAGTCAGCGAAGCCGAGATGCGCAAGGAAGCACCGAAGTTTATTCTCAACGCGATTTGGGCATTCAGGGATGAAATCCTAGAGCGCGAACGCATCTTACGAGAAGCGGGCGCGATCATCGTGAACCCGTTACCCAACCCAGAGTTCGTGATCTAGGAGGAGCGATGCCCAGAGTCGCAACGCCGAAGGAGCCGCAGCAGGTGAACCAGGAAGTTCAGGACGAGATGCTGCTGCAAGCTGAGCGCCTGGAATCAGCGGCACGCAAGCTCAAGAAGCAGGCTAAGCGGTTGCGTGACGCCTACAAGCAGCCCGAGCCGCCGAAGGCCGCATGAGCAAGCGGCGGGCGTTTGTCGAAGAAGTGGGTGTCCGCGATGGCGTGCGCAAGATGATCGCCGTCTACGAGCACGAGTTTCCCTCAAAGATCTACCGGCGCGACATAGAAGTGCGCGTCGACGATGATGAGGCGCAGGTGCTATTCGCGATCGCGCTCGCATGGATGCACATGTCCGCCGATGCGATGGACAACGGCTTCAAGGAGTTGCTGGAGCCAAATAAATGAGCGTCGTCTTCACCCTTCCGGGCAAATTGGGCGATGCTTTGTTGCAGTATCCCATGGCCTACCGCTGGTCGCAGGAGAACAACAAGCGCTTCAGCCTGTGGCTCGACGAGCGCGAGCTAAAGCCGCTGGTGAACTTGTTCAAGGCGCAGGCATGCGTTGAGACCATCGAGCTAAAGCCCGGCATCGAAAATTACAACTGCGGTGGCCAGCCGTACCACTTCAACTTGAAGACCGAAAACTTCATCGGCCACACGATCTACCACTTAGGCTTTAGGAAGTTCCCGGAACGGCAGATCACGCTCCAGACGGCACTCGACGTGTTCCCCAACATGAATACGGAGCCGCTGAGCCAACCGAGCCTGTTCGTCGATGACGTGAAGCCGGTCGACCGCTTGGTGCTCCACGGCACGTTCACCAGCCACCAGAGCGGTGTGCCGCGATTCTGGCGCTTCCTGCGCGACCACTACAAGGAACTGGAGGGTCTGTTCGATGAGATCGTGTTCACGGGACCGCCAGCCGACCGCGCGCGTGCCCTGGAACTTTATCCAGATTGGCGGCAATTCGACGACGGAGGCGATTTTCTGGAGCTGGCTCGACTCATGGCGGGCAGTCGGTTGGTCATCGGCGCCGGAAGTTGTGGAGTCGCTCTGGCTTCAGTCTTGGGGGTACCCGCTGTCCGAGTGCATGATCCGATCGGCGACTTACCTAAGGTCATTTGGTCAGGGCTCGGAGCTAACCAATTAAACGACACCGAGATTGGTCTCAGGAAATCCTGGCCAGAATTTAGGGACGAGTGGCTTACAGCCAGAGTTACCTCGTGACCCATGCGAGCCCGAGCGCCGGGCAGGACCAGTGGATTACCGAACAGTTCCCTGAGGGCTTCAAGGGCTACTGTATCGACGTTGGCGCCCATGACGGCCACCTCCTGAGCAACACACTGGCGCTAGAGGAGGCCGGCTGGATCGTGATGTGCGTCGAGGCAAACCCCGCCCACGCGCCGTTCCTAAGGTTGAGGCGCAAGCGCTTCATGTGCTGCGCCGTGGACAAAGAATCCAAGGAGTGGGAGGTGTTCTTTGTGTCAGGTGGCGACGGTAGCGCTTATAGCAGCCTACGGCCCCGGATGGGCACGAAGCGCGAGATCAAGGTGCCGGTGCTGACACTGGACCAGGTGATCCAGATTGCGGGGTTTCCTGAGCTAGACGTGCTCACGCTCGACATCGAAGGCACGGAACTCGATGCGCTCAAAGGATTTGACATCGACCGCTGGCGACCAAAGGTCATCATTGCCGAATGCTGGCCCGATACCGATGCCGCGCAGAAAATCGCCGAATTTCTTGAGCCGCACGGCTACAATGACGTGAAAACAATGGAAGAAGACCACGGATTCGTGCGTGCCTGATAGTCTTGGCAGCCTGGTCGACCAGCTGAGCATCGTGAATCTAAAGCTGTGGCACGTTCAGGACGAGGTCTACCGTTACGACCGCATGAGCCGCGAGGAGTACGCCGAGCTGCCGGCAGGACAGACACAGCGAGCCTTTAAACGACTGGCAGCATTAAACCTTGACCGTAATCGGTTGATGCGGGAGATTGATGAGTGCCTCTACGAGGCCGTCCGAACCGGACAGGCCCGTGTCGATGCTCGGGTGAAGATCACCGAGTAGCAGTTTCCAGGGAGGGAAACTGAAATGCCGATGATTGGGCTTATCGCAAGTGCGTCCGTTACCGGACTCTCGGGTATCTCCGCGGGCGCGCCGCTGGCGCTGATTAACGCCTCCAGCACCACCCAGCTTGGGAACAACCTCGCAAATGTCCCCGGCATGTATGCCATCGCCTGGTCCTATATTGTGACCGCAGGTGGCTCAGCGGGTGGTAGTGCTCAGGTTCCTTGCTTTACTTGGCGCGACCCGAACCTCAACGTCGGTGTGACCTCCACAGGCGGCGGCACTTATGCCGCACTGAATGGTGGCGCAACTGGAACGCTGTGGGGTGCCTCGGGCTCTGCGGGTGCCGGTATCTCAGGTACGGTCAGTTCGCATGCCAACGGGTTCCATGTATTCCAAGCGGGTTCAGGTGCTTCGGGCGCATCAGCGTACATCCAGGTCAGCTCGGTGGGAACAGGTGGAGCGTTCACGCGGTTTGACTACAAGGTGTTTTTAGTTGATTTGTGGGGAGTGTAATCTGATGGCATGACCTGTAAAGGCTGCGGGCTAGACAAGCCCGAAAGCGAGTTCTACAGGACGTGGAACCACAAGCCGACAGGGAAGTGCAAGATATGCATCAAGATGGACGTAAAAGCACGGCGCGATGCCGACCCGATTAAGAAAGCTGCCCAGGATCGGCATTGGTATGAGAATAACCGCGAGTACTCGAATCAGCGTGCGACAGCATGGCGGCGCCGAAAGATGGCGACCGATGCTGAATTTGCGGAGCGCTCGCGGACGTGGCATCGGGAGCATGCAAGAAAGCGCATTCGTGATCCGATAATTGCCATGATGCGACAGGTGCAGGGCAAAGTTCGTTGGGCAGTGGCAAGCGGACGACTCGTCAGGCCAGACAAATGCGAACAGTGTGGTGTTAAATGCAAGCCACAGGGCCATCACACGGATTATAGCAAGCCGTTAGAAGTAACGTGGCTGTGCAAGGCATGCCACGCGAAGACATGGAAGTTAGAAGTGCGCCAGGGAGGCGACCGTGCCACAGGACTACGCGACCAAAGCGACTCCTAGAGGCCGGGTAGGCGCGCCTGACGAACGACGCGTCGTTGAGCTGGTTGATACCCGCCGCCAGCACGCCTTGAAGTTCAACCACAGGTTTTATACCCGCATCCCCAGCTGGTACAACACCTACCGCATGATGTGGCAGGGCCGGCTCTCTCAGTTCCGCAATAACATCCAGCTGCCGTTCATATTCAGCATGATCCAGAGCGATGTCGCGCGCAAGGTGCAGACATCGCTTGGAGCGTGGCCCATCGTCACGTTCAGTGGCTACGCGCCGGAAGACATCGCGCGCGCCCAGAAGAACGAGACGCTCGTTTCAGCACAGATGAAGGACGCCAACAGCTTGATGAAGGGCGTCGACTTCTTCCTGCAAGCGGATATGTATGGTGTTGCTGTCGCTCGCTACGGCTGGAAGAACATGACCCGCAAGAACCGCGTGCGAGTCAGGGTCCAGACCGGTCCAGGGATGGAGCAAACACAAATTAAGACCTATCAGGCCGAGCATTTTAACGGCCCTGACTGGGAATGTGTCGACCCGCTCGACTTCTGGACGCAGCCCGGCAAGAAGCGCATCGAGGACATGGCATGGGTAATTCATCGCTACTGGAAGGACCTGGACGAGCTGCAGCGTGACGCCGCGAGCGACGACCCCTACTTCGATCCAGGAGCGGTCAAGCGGCTAGAGCAAGAGCCGATGGGTGTCAGCAGCGTCGATGAGTTTAAGCCCCGGCAGTTGCTGTTTAGGAACCAATGGGACTATGAAGCGCGGCAGGCCGAGCGGTTCGCGAAGCCCGTCGAGATCTGGGAGATGCATGGACTCGTGCCCAAGGAATTTGCACCGGATGGAATTGTTGATCGTTGCGTCGCCATTGGTAACGGGAAAGTGGTGCTTAAGAACCGCGAGGAACCGTTCTGGGATGCTCAGAAACCATTCTTGGCATATAACCCCACATCGGACCCACACACTTTCTTTGGGCCGGGCAAGGTCGAAGTGGCCGAAAAGATGCAGGCGGCTGCGAATCGCATTGCTAATCAGAAGCTCGACGCCTACGACCTAACGATTGACCCTCAGTTCGTCGTCAGCACCTCCACCAATCTCAACACCCAGAATCTGTTTAGCCGTAGCGGCAAGATCATCCTGGTCGATGGCATGGCCGGCGACGATGCGTTCCGGCCGCTCGTGCCCAATATGCAGGGCATTCAGGCGGCGTACCAGGAGATTGGCCAGCTGTGGCAGTTCATGCAGCTGGGCGCTGGGATCAACGACATCGTCATGGGCCTGACCCAGAATGATCGCGAGACAGCGCGCGGATTCATGGGTCGCCAGGAGAACGTACTCACGCGCCTGATGCTGGAGGCACGCTGCGCGGAAGAGAGCTTCATCGAGCCGCTGGCGAATGCATTCAGAAATCTGGATCGCCAGTTCCTAACGATGCCCTATGAGCAGAAGATCTTAGGCTCAGTCGCGACGGTGAACCCCATCACCGGGCTCCCTTACCCACAAGAGCCAACGACCATCGACTTCGATGACATGGTGCCCGATTACCGTGCCAGAGCGGTGGGTGCTAGCCAGATGATCGGCAAGAGCGTCCGCCAGCAGAACTTTGTGAGCCTGCTCCAGATGATGAGCGCCAATCCAGCCCTGATGCAGCTCGTCAACTGGCACAACTTCGCGCGGCAGATGTTCGACTTGTTCGACTTCAAGAACGTGAACGAGCTGCTCGTCCAGGAGCAGGTGCCCCAGGTCAACCAAGCGGCAGCGCAGCAGCAACAAGGGGGTGCGCAGCCGGGTGGCAATGGCCTGGGCGAGCAGCTTCAGCAGCTAGACCCGCGGATTCTCGCGGCTCTGATGAACAACCAGCCATCGGGTGGTGTCAGTCCTCTCCAAGGCTACGGCGCGCCTGGAGCCAGTGGCGTCATGGGGATTACGAGCTGATGTTGACCAACGACCAGACGGACAAGCTCCAGCTGCTGTTATCGACGACCGGTTGGAACGAGGTGATGAAGCCGGCGCTAGAGAATCGCGTGCGGCAGGCGATTCACTCGCTGATCTTGCCGGCAGCACAACGTGCCGAGGAGGACCGCAACGATGAAACACTACGCGCCAGGATCGAAGAACTAACGTGGATGCTGACGCAGTGGCAGAAGGAAATTGATGTGAACCGACACAACCGGCAGCTCGAAGAGGAAGCTGCCCTAGCGGCGCAAGAATCCCCAGATGGGCAAATTCTCAGCCGCTGGTAGCCAAGGAAGGCCAACATGGGAGAGGCACCGAAGGTGACGCCGGCCCAAGAGCCACAGGCTCCGGCCCAAACGCCACCCGATTATGCCGGGTTCCAGACGCCGGAGCAGTTGGCTCAGGCGTACAGAGCATCGAGTTCGGAAGCACGCACGCAGGCACAGAAGGCGCAGCTCCTGGAGCAGCAGGTGCAGCAGCTGATGCAGCCACAGCGGCAGGCGGCGACGCCGTATGACCGTTTGAGTGAGTGGGGGTTGCCGGTTGACGCGCTGCGCGAGGCAGTGAGCAGCGAGGTGCAGCAGGCATTGCAGCCGATCGCGAGGGCTGCAGGCGCTAGGAATCAGGTGGCAGCTGAGTATCCCGACTACGTCAAGTACGAGAACGACGTCATGGGCTACATCAACAGCAACCCCAATCTCCAGAAGAGCTACAACAGCATGTTCAATGGCGACCCTGTGGGCACGGCAGAGTGGGCATTCCTGAAATTCAGTGAGCACCAGCGTCGGCAGTCAGCACCGGCTCCGAACGAGGCGCCAAAGAGCGAGAAGGCGCACG